GCGGGGGCAGGCCACTGTCTGTAGAGCAATTTCGTAGGTTGCAGCCTAAGCTGGTAGAGCGTGGCTGGTTCGAGTGGAAGAGTGACAAAGACAACCGGCAAGGGGCAGACATCACTCCGGAGGGGGAGAGGATGCTCTGGAAGCTCCTGGATAAGCATGGGTTGATCGCTCACAGCACCCCCCTGCTAGAGGAAGAGGTCTCCAAAGACCTGTAAAACGCACGTTGCACGCACGCACGCACGATCACGCACGAAAAGGCGTCAGGGTATGATATACTTCCCCTGACGCCTTTTGCTTTACTGGAGACGATTGACATCGAATGCAGAATGTGATAAAGTCATTATGACGCCAACGGGGGCGGTCAACACCCGGCAGAGGTCCAAAATGTCTGATCAATCGAATAGCGAAGGCGGCACCACGGTAACTCCACCGGCACCAACGGATGCGCCAAAAACCTTCACCCAAGAGCAGTTGGAAGCTGTCTTGAAGGAACGTCTGGAGCGTGAGAAGACCTCAAGCGGTCACGCACAGAAGCAACTCCAGGACACGATCAAGGGACTGGAAGAGAGCAACCAGAAGTATCACGAGCGGATTACCAAATCTCTCGAGAAGCAACTGGAAGCACTACCCGAAAGCGTTAGGGCTCTCGTACAGAAGCTTGACCCGCTAGACCAACTCGAGTGGCTGGAGACCAACTCAGCCGAATTCACCCAGAATGTATCTCAACAAAAGTCTGTAAAGCCTGTTCCAGATGGTGTCACTCCAGAGACAAACCTGGATGATGTTATCAAGCGCAAGGCTCAGACAGGCGATTACTCTTTGTAGCCTCCCATTTTGGTGGGGGGCGTGGAGGTTGAAGTGACTCTTGTAACGAGATCCGCTCGTGCAGGGATCGACACCTCTTCGGCCATGTTTTGTGACCAGATCACCGGGTTGATCGCTGGCGAGGCGCTGGATATTGTATCCCCTTGCTTGATCGACACGGATGGCCTGGTTTATATGTGTGGCTCGACTTCCGGTTCTCCAGGCGAGGTTGGCGCAGTAGCAGGTTTCACTGCCCGAGCCGTTGCCAGCGGGGAGCCGGTTACTCTTTTCGGAGAAGGTGCTCGTTTCCAGTACGGCGCAAGTCTTACCCCTGGTGCAAAGTTCTACGTCGGTGCAACGGCTGGCCGGTTAGATGACGGCGCAACAGCCTTTGACGATGTAGGGGTTGCCCAAGTGCTTACGGCCACGGATATCAGGATCATCCGGGCTAATGGTAAGCAGGAGGTGACCTGATGCCTAATACTGGAACCTACGATATCAGCACACTGCTTGCTGCAACCGCTCAGTCGGCAAAGCAGTTCGGCGTTGACACCATTGCTGCGGTGCTCAGGGCCGACTTGGAAGCGCACAATGCGATCGTGGACAGCATGATCGCTGAGTTGTGCGAAGTTACCACGGATGCTCTCAGGGTTTATGGGGCTTCTAGTGTAGGCGCTATGGCCGATGTAGACGAATACGGTCGTGCTGCTTCTCAGGTTGTACCTGCGGGTGCGACTGTTGGCTTCCCTCTTCGCTTGAAGCAGTATGTGGTTGGCTGGACTGCAAAGTTCCTGGAGACCGCAACTCCTTCCGATCTTGCGAAGCGGCAGTTGGATGCTGAGGTTGCCCACAAGAAAGCTATCACCCTGGAAATGCAACGGGCGATCTTCCGGATCACTAACTACACCTTCAATGACTACCTGGTTGACAATGTTGACCTGGCAGTGAAGCGGTTCGTGAATGCGGACAGCATGGTCATCCCCAATGGCCCGAACGGTGAAGAGTTTGCAGGTGCTTCCCACGATCACTACTATGCCGAGAGTGCGGAGGATGTCGATGACTACCTCTTGCTTATCAGCACAGTTGTGGAGCATGGGCATGGCGGCAGTGTGAAGCTGTGCATCAACAAGGCTTCCGAGGCAGCCGTGAGAGGCTACACCGGGTTTGTTGCTTATGCCGATCCTCGCCTGGTTTACCCGTCTCTCGATGGATCCAATCTACTGCCTGGCTCTCGCCTGGATATCAGTAGGATTGACAATCGGGCGATCGGTCTCCTGGGCGCAGCTGAGGTATGGGTGAAGTCCTGGATCCCTGCTAACTACGTATTCTGCTACGATGCGGCTGATCGCCGGAAGCCACTGGCTTTTCGGCAGAGGTCTCAGAACACACTCCAGGGCCTTCGCCTGGCGGCTGAGATCGATACCCATCCGCTTCAGGCACAATACTTCGAGGCAGAGTTCGGTATCGGCGTTTGGACCCGGACCAATGGTTCGGTGCTCTACATCGCAAGCGATACCTGGGCAGACGCTCTCTAAGATTGACGCTAGGGGAGGGGACTACAAACCCTCCCCTTTTACTCATGCAGGAGCTGGAGTATGCCATACACGAATGAGACCCTAGCGGAGTATATGGCGGTCACTTTAGGAGAAACCGGAGCGGCCCTTGGATTGACTGAGGCGAGTGACATTATCGTTGAGGGTGTCAACCAGGCTGTCTTAGACTACGAAGGGATAGCGGATGCTTCCGGGGCAAGTGACGACCGCAAGATCCGAATGCTTGCCAAGGCGCAAGCCTGGTATGCGGCCATGGCTACCGTTGCCGGGGATTACAACTTCTCGGATGCTGGCGCAAGGTTCGATAGGGGACAGATGTTCGAACACTGCAAGACGATGTGGCAAATGGCTGTCTGGGACGCCCTGCTCTACTCTCCCGATTACAAGGCAGAGTTCTCCGAGGTTGCCTATCCGAACGATCCCTACAAGTTCCACGAGCCTGGCGAATATCTAAGGATGCGTGAATGAGATCGATCCATGAGGCTGAGTGGGAGCGGATGGTCGAGCAGTCGGAGACCGGCATGTTTGACACCGGCGTGGTGCTTGCTCGCACTTCTGGCTCTCCTGGGGATCTCAACACTCCTGTATACAACTATACGTCTGGTTCTCCAGGTGATTGTGCTTACGATCCCCGCAGTTCCACAGAGCGTAGGACATTCGAGATGGTTCAAGGGGTCTTCGATGCTACGGCGAGAGTTCCCCTGGGTACGTCCATCTTGGATGTCGATCGCTTCAAGATTACTCACCTGAAAGGGAACGCTCTGTCACCGCCATTGGAATACGCCATGAATGGAGATCCGCTTATCAGACCAACTTACCTGCTCTTGATGTTGAGGGATGTGCAACCATGAGCGCAAAGGGGATGGATAGGTTCGAGAAGCAGATGGAGAAACTCCAGAATGTGAACCTGGGCAAGGTAAGTATGGCCGGTGCTATGTTTGTGTTTGACAGGTCTCAGAAGACCGTCCCTGTACTCACGGGGGAGCTGAGGGACAGTGGTGATGTCAAGCAAGACGGGGATGGGGCGGCTGTCATATACAATGCGGCTCATGCCATTGCTGTGGAATTTGGTACATCCCGGATGCCAGCTAGACCGTTTCTCAGAAACGCCAGCAGGGATCCTGGGCTAGTAAAAACCCTGGTCGATGGAGTGAAGGCGCAGGTGAAGCTTTGATGGAAGAAGAGATCATCGTTTTACTAAATGGCGTAACCACGCTGTATCCTCTTACTCTCCCGGAAGGGGTTGAGGTTCCTGCTACCACGTTCCAGAGGATCAACACACTCCCGGAATACCATCACAGTGGCAACGATACCGAATGGGCCGCTGTGCAATTATCTATCTATGCGAGAACGCTAGAAGAATGTAGATCCATTGCTCAGTCGATCAAGGTGATCCTGAGCGGTTATTCAGGCGGCAACATCCAGTCCCTCTTCAAGAGTAACCAGTTCGACGGGAACGATCCGGAGACTGGCTTGCTGAAGGTTGTCGCAGAGTACGCTGGTTACTTCAAGGAGCAATGAAATGGCTGAAGATATTTATGGAGTTTCTGCTTTTGGAGCGAAGCTATACAACACAACTTCCGGCTCTGTGGGAGACGAGATTGGTGGGATCAAAGATATTGCTGGCCCAACGATCACGGCGGGTGTCGAGGACGCTACTCACCACGGCTCTCCTGAGGGATGGGAGGAGTTCGCTGGTACAACCGTCAACCCAGGTACGCTCACCTTCGAGTTGCTGTTCAACCCGGCAGGATCAGCTTACGAGGACATGATGGACTTTGCGGCTGATCGCAC